TGCTTGTTCTGGTTGCTCTTTCCTAAAGGTTATCTTGATATTGTCCTGTTTGAAATAATGTTGGGGAACTACAGCCACATTGGCTCGTAGAAACAAACAATTGACAGCGAGGTTGCCGTCATCTGTCTCAACAGTTCCATATGTCAAGTTTTTATCGACTATCTTCCTCAATTGTTCTACAGTCGTATTAGCCGCTGCCTTTTGTATTGGCAATGGTCTCAATGCAACTTGCGTCCAAGGAGATTCCTCTTTATCCCTTTCATCAATTTCTTGCTGAGTTTTGGGTTCAAGTGCACCTTGCACTTCAATGGGTTCAACTTCTTTCGTCTCCTTCTCCTCAGAAGGTTTAACTTCCTCCTCTGAAGGCCTCATCCTTTTCCGCCATATGCGGTAAACCTTTGAAATACCATATAATACAGCAACTATTCCGCCCGCTTTACACATGTTCGCAACGTGCTTGTCGCGAATATCCTTATACAAATCAGAAATGGAATTTCTATGTTCCAATTCAATCAGATAGTGTTTTTCTACAGATTTGACCATTCCTAACTGTAGATAAGCGGCTGCCGCCGATGTCATAGTACACATGGGGAGAAAAACTCCTGGTCCTCGACGGAACGTGTATGCACTAGCTGATATTGCAGCTGTCCATATTATGCACGACCTCCTAATGTAAATCGTACGCAATCTTCCACTATTGGCTGCCATAGCCAACATTTGGAATCTAGGGTTGTGCACCCAACTACTAGGTACACATTGAACCCAATCCCAATGCTTTGCGAATTTTCTTCCTTGCTGCAATATCAAATACGCTGCAGCACCTTCGGTCACTTCGCCAAAACCGAATAAGTCTCCAGAAATACGGTTATAGATCCTCTCACCTGTACTTGTCAGCGCATCATATACCTCTTCACCCCAATGTGGGTCCATAGGTATCATTCCTGACATATCTTCTGGATACCGACGACAATGAATAATCTCTTGACGTTCTCTTTCTGCTTCCCATTCAGGATCAATTATACTTTCAGCATCGTCGACCGTTTCGTCGTCTTCAATGTCAAATTCACTATCTTCTTCTTCTTCACTACAAACAGAACTCTCAGGTGTCGACAACATAGCCCTACACGCCTCTTCCTCATCATCCGATGTTTCATCATATTGGTGATCTCCATCATGATGCTGGATGTCTGTATGGGGATGTTCTTCACAAAATTCCTTCATCTGTACACAACCATCTACACCACAAAGGTGGAGTTGCTTTTGTCTGCGTAACATGCGCCCAACGATGAGCTCCTGACTACGCAAATGAACATGAAATTCTTCAATGACAAAATTCAAAAATCGCTTGAACGAGACGTCGATCAATTTCTCGCCCTTATACGATAACGGTTCGTATTGCGCTGTTGTGGCTTTGTTCTCGGGCATGACAGCTCGTTCAACAGTCAGAGTCCAAATGTCATCGAAAAGAGGTTCCTTTTCCATACTATCGTACTCTCTTGCGACTGCGGCGCTGTCTATACCTATGGCCTTACCACGACTATCTTTGAATTGAAATTGAGGCTTTGCATTCACAGTAACAACAATGTTCATTCTCCTCTGTACTGAATAAGGACAATTGGAGTATGCACGAGCATCTAAATCCTTGACGTTTGTCGTCACCAATACAATGGCTGGTTCAACAAAAATCTTGCCCTTGCTATTCAAATCTGCCATATTAGCATAATACGGCTGATTGTTACAAAGATCAATAATAGTGCGCGTAGGCGGTTTCTCGACAAAATCACTCTTCTCATTGGCAATGTCATCAATTGTCATCACTAGCTTATCAGTCGTCCATGTAGACATATACTTATCAGCTGGATTATAAGACGCTTGATACTCCTTGCCTGTCGGTAATTTAGCACTCGACAACATTGCCGATAGTGCTTGTTCACCTAGTGTAGACTTACCTTGACTACTCTCGCCATATAATTCAATAGCATATGGTGCCTTTCGAGTTCCACTACTAAGTTTCATTGTTGTGAAATCATTTTTCATGTTCAACAAACGAGAGTACTTCTCTTGAACTAACTTCTTATCAAAACTTTTCAAATTAGGTAGAAGAGCTCTCAACTTGAAGCCCAACGCTTCTAGTCGATTGTCGAATTCATGATCGGAAATACCTCGAACCTTCTTCAGGTTTCCGTTTTTGACAAGTTCCCAATATGAGCAAATATTTGCATACTCCTCATCTAATTCAATGGCTGCAGCATCGTTAACAACCAATGGTTTTAGGGAATTGTTTTTCCAACATAATGAGGC